ATGACGAAGAAAAAAGCACATAAACCTGGTTCGGCGACCATTGCGCTTAACAAGCGTGCTCGCCACGAGTATTTCATCGAAGAAGAATTCGAGGCCGGCCTTGCGTTGCAGGGCTGGGAAGTAAAATCGCTGCGTGCCGGGAAAGCCAATATCGGCGACAGCTACGTGATCCTGAAAGACGGTGAGGCCTTCCTGTTCGGCGCGAACTTTACGCCGCTGACCGTCGCCTCTTCACATTACGTTTGCGATCCTACCCGCACCCGTAAGCTGCTGCTAAACAAGCGCGAACTGGAATCCCTCTACGGACGCATCAACCGTGAAGGCTTCACCGTGGTGGCGCTCTCTTTGTACTGGAAAAACGCCTGGTGCAAAGTGAAAATCGGCGTGGCGAAAGGTAAGAAACAACACGACAAGCGTACTGACCTGAAAGCACGCGAGTGGCAGCTCGACAAAGCACGTATCATGAAAAACGCAGGACGTTGATTCTGCGCTTATTGTACTATTCAATAAGTTAGCGTTTCGGGCTGGTGTCGAGGAAGTGAAATCTGGTATACTGAGTTCAACACTATTGGGGCTGATTCTGGATTCGACGGGATTTGCGAAACCCAAGGTGCATGCCGAGGGGCGGTTTGCCTCGTTAAAAGCCGCAAAAAAATAGTCGCAAACGACGAAAACTACGCTTTAGCAGCTTAATAACCTGCTAAGAGCCCTCTCTCCCTAGCTTCCGCTCTTAAGACGGGGATCAAAGAGAGGTCAAACCCAAAAGAGATCGCGTGGAAACCCTGCCTGGGGTTGAAGCGTTAAAACTAATCAGGCTAGTTCGTTAGTGGCGTGTCTGTCCGCAGCTGGCGTGCGAATGTAAAGACAAACTAAGCATGTAGTACCGAGGATGTAGAAATTTCGGACGCGGGTTCAACTCCCGCCAGCTCCACCAAATAAAACAAGGGGTTACGTGAAAGCGTAACCCCTTTTTTATGTGGAATGTCCACATTGCGTCCATTGGAGTATTGTTTTCATTTCGTTAGGCATTGCGTATCGTTGAATCACAAGGAAACCTTAATGATTGAGTATCATGAAGTTGTAAGTATTCACGAATATCTGACCAAGCACTATGAATTCTCTGAAGACCCCATATCGCCTCCCGGAGTCAAAAGCGTTGAGCTACTTGAGTCAGCAGTTGCAAGGCCATTTATGACCGTGAATGGCAAAGATGCATATCCGGAGGTAATGGATAAAGCTGCTGCTCTTTTTCATGGGATAATTTCTAATCACACATTTCATAACGGCAATAAGCGTGTAGCGCTGTTGGTTACAATGTGTTTCATGGACAAGGGTGGTTACTGGCTAGATAAGTGTTCTGACATAGATCTCTACGAATTCACACGGAAAACGGCCGCGCATGAAATATGCAAAGACAGAAAAGATGAATTTAAAACAATTAAGGCCTTTCTTAAAACAAATTCACGTAAACGAAAATACGAAGAGCAGCAACTCAGCTTCCATAGTCTTTATCAGCATCTTACGAATGCCGGCTTTTCAATAGAAGATGACGGTGATTTCTACGCCATCATGAAAAATGGTAAGCGCGTTACGAAGATTTTAAAAAAAGGGGCTTCTGGTAAAGAACCTTACGATCCTCCTTATATTCGTTCATTGCGTCGTAAACTTCTTCTCACTCCCACAAATGGGTGGGATAGCATGAGATTTTATCAGGTATCCACTGGTTTAACTGAAAATATAGGTGAACTCGTGAAGTTACGTGGCAAAGTTTTAGATTGGTTAGCAAAAATTTAATAAAAGCCCATTCATGAAAATGGATGGGCTTTTTGTTACCTGAAAATAAAACTCATTAAATTCAAACAATTATAATAAAACTGTAATTGAGTTGGCTACAAAATGGCGACAGCGATAGTGCCTAATCATAGTTGTTACAGATCCTGCTCGTCAGGTTCATATGCTAATTCCAGCTCCCCAAAATCCATCGACGTTGGACGCTCTATCACTTCCACATCTTCAACGGTCAAATCATCTATAGAACCTGACAAGTCTCCGGAGATTGTTATTAGTATTCTGGATGTATATGTTTCCTCGGCACGCTTGGTGATTGACCCCATGTAGACATGATCCTTATCGAATGAATCGTAAACTGATAGGGAGAAATCACCATCTGCGTAAAGTGAAATTTCTGCAAATGCTTCTATAACAACCCAGTTTTCATCCTTGTCAATGACAGTGAAGTGGTTATCTGTAAACTCAAAATCTTCAAATCCACCTGAGCACCCATCAGCCTCCCAGTACAAATATGAATCTGCCTCTTGTTCTGGTGCAAAACCGTCAAAGGTTGACTCAAGGTGTACAGCAACATCATGCAAGAATTTACCAGCCTGTCCTTCAGCAAGTGCTTTTTGTAAGTTATCAATTAGTTCATAAGGTGCGGTTTCTTCATTGAAGTGTGCTAAGGCCTTTGATAAGTCAGGTTCATAATGCAAATTCTCAGCATCAGCACAAAATCTCTGCCAATCGTCATCTCTTGCTACGGCAAGAACATTTTCACCATTCTCTTCAGCCCAAGCTTGGACGGCCATTAATGTGATCGCATCAGGAAACTCATTTTTTTTCTTACCTGTATCTGCGAAAGGAGCTTGTGAAGAGAAATATCGTTCAAGTAGTTCAGGTACCGAAACGTAATCCCCAGTAGTCAAAATCTCCGCATCTGTAACGCCAACAAATCTGTCTAATCTACTCTTTCCTAATCCTTCAACTTCTCTGCCTTCAATCAATGTCCTTTTTGCGTCATTAAGTTCGCTTCCATCAAAAAAGAGATGATCGCCAGCCTCTTCGAAAGCTTTCTCAAGGGAGCCACGTGAAGTCCTGATTTTTCTTTCAAGATGATTTTTAACTTCATTGTAAATTACATCCGGTATCAAAAACGTTGTTGGGGTTCGGCTGAACTGGGAAAGCTTACCCAGCAGTCCTTTCTCAAGCTTTAATCCGTACTGATCGTAGATACTTGTATCTAACAAAATTGCGGTGAATTTTTCAGTCATATCGAATGCCTTAATGTAAGCTCTGCCAAGTAATCATCGGAAGAAAATCCACAACTAAAAAGCGACTACTAATGTGGCAAAAGTTTTCTTAAGTTCCAAGATTAAAATTAGATTTCGATGCAATTGTTAGTCGCTGGTTTTCATGAAATTCATGCAGTTTTTTTTCAGTTTTCTATGTACCTTCAAAATGCCCCTATGCCTTGCTAAGTCTGACCTCAACGTTTGTACGGCGAAAACAGCCAGAAAACAATAATGATCCATCCCCTTCACACAATTTTTATTTTTCCTTTGTTTTTCTGTAGGTTACACTTTTTATTCAATCCTCAGCAGATCCATGAAAGTGAAAAACACTGAAATTCTTTTCAATCTTTTCAGTTCTGGTTTTCCGCAAAGCCGCCAGCACTGGCGCGGTCTGGCTGTCTGGTTTGTATAAAAATAAAACTGAAAAATTTTTATGATCTAAAAACCGTAGGCGGGTGCGGTGTAGTGCGATTTTGGTCTGCGAAAGATTTTTTTGGCCATGCTGTGACGCGCCAGCGCTCTGCTGTGCGCACGATCTGTTTTAAGGGTGGCTATGCGCGCCTTAAAAGGCTGAACGCGGTACAGCGCCGCTGGCAGCGCGTAGCGATAGCCGCTTGTGAGGTAAGAAAAGAGATATCCCCGGCAGGGGATGAAGGGCATAAAAAAACCCGCTTTCGCGGGCTATGTTCTGGACAGGTTTACTTGCCAATCACCGGGGAGTATTTGCCGTTCAGCGTGTCCGCTTTCGTTCCGGTGTTCCGGATGGCTCCCGCGTTGGTCGGTGCTCCCGTATTGCTGTGCGTGTGGCTTGCCGTTTGCTCTGCCAGCTCTTTCACCACGTCGAGCGTGTCGAGCATCAGCTGCGCCACGTTGATTGTGCCAGAGCCAATCCACACTACCGGGGCAATAATCTGCTGTTGTACGGCCGCCACGCTTTTACGTATCTGGCCAATTTTCTCGATCAGGTCTTTACCCGTTGTGACTGTCTGGCTCCCGACAATGTCCGTTTC